CATTGCCGCCACTTGGATTAAGCAACAATGGGAATTGAAAACTGTTTGCCGCATTAGCCGCTTGTAATGCGAATCCATAAGGAGAACTTGATGTTTGTTGCATCAACAAACCAGCACCAAGAGAAAACAAATCACCAAATGCGCCAGCGGCATTTGCTCTTGTAATTGTGTTGTTTGCTGATTTATTTACATCTAATTTGGCGGTAGGCACAACATCAATGCCAAAATTACCGCTGGTGTCAAATGTTGCAACCGTAGCATTATTGGTTCGCACAAGTAATGGCTTATTTGCATAAGCTGCCAAATAAACATTGGTTGCATCAGCCGCAAAATATGCCTGAGCCACACCGCCTATAGAAACTTCATAAGCGGCGTTTCCAGATGCCGTATTAAGCGTTATTGCCTTATTCCACGATAAAAGATTGGCAGAAGTTCCACCAACAACCAAGTTACCGCTTGCATCAACAGTCGTTCTAACTGTGCCAGCGGTGTAAGTTTTTACGGTGTTTGGGTTGACAGCGGCACTGCCGCCAAAAGCCACAATGCCTGATGTAAGTGCGCCAGAAGTGCCAGCGGATACCTCAACAATACTGTCGTCCAAGTATTGACCAATGTACGCTGTTCCGCTATTTGTATCTCCGGTTGTAAGCCGTCCAGCGGTCAAACCAGCACTAATTGTTAATCCAGCGGCGGCTGATGGTAATGTCCCACCATAGACTGCAAACTTCGCGCCGTAAGTAAGGCTTGTACCAATGCCCAAGGTGTTGGAAGTGGTAAGCCACATTGCGGCAGTATTGCCTGTACCAAACTTAACGGGATAACCGTCAAGCGTCATAATGTTCAAGCCATTGGTCAGGCCGCTGGTAAACACACCACCACTGTTTGCCTCAAGCATTCCGTTGGTCGTGTAACCTGTGCTACGAGCGCCAAATGATGCGTACCCAGAAAATGCCGCCGTAACGTCAGAATTGAAGTAAGCAGTAGCGGCAGTTCCTGTGCTGACGTTTCTGTTAACGATGTATGTGCCAGAATTACTATTTGTTGAATTGGTTAATTGAAGCCCGGTGTATGTAAGGTTGGCGGAATCAGTTAACAATCCACCCGTAGAAACGTAAGGAACACGACCCGAAGTCAAGCCAGAAACAGTCAGCGACGGGGTAATAACAGAGGTCCCAAAATAACCTGTACGAGGACGAGTTGCGCCAGACGCACCAATGTCGTAAGTGTTGTCGGTGAAGATCAGGTTGCTGGTGATCGTGCTGTTGATGGTCAGCGTGTCGGTCGACGCATCGCCAACGGTCACGTTGCCATTTAGGTTTACGCCACCGGTCAAGGTCAACGTGCCGCCAACTGTCAGGTTGCGAGACAAGAACAGGTCGCGGGGGCGGTTAGCTCCCGTAGCGCCAATGTCGTACGTAGCGTCAGTAAACAACAGGTTGCTGCTCACGAGCGCAGCAACAGACAGTGTATTGGCAGAGGTAGCGCCCAGTGTGGTGTTACCAGACGAATACAGCTTGCTGATTGACACAGAACCCGTGCCGTTGGGAGTCAACGTGATGTTGCCGTTGATACCTTGGGCAATCTGAATCGTGCCAGAGTTTGTGCCGTCGTTGGTGGTCAGGTTTAAGCTACCCGTACCGTTGGTGGTCAACGTAGTATCAGTGTTTGAGTCACCCATCTGCACGCGATCAGCAGACAAAATTACATCACCTGTACCGTTAGGGGTCAGGGTGATGTTGCCGTTCACGCCGTTGGCGATCACAACAGTGCCGCTGTTTACGCCTGCATTGGTAGACAGGGTGAGGTCAGCAGTGCCACCGGTGGTTACCGTCAGAGCGCCTGCGCCATTAGATGTCAGGGTGGCTGCGGCAGCAGCGTCACCAACACGCACTGTGTCAGCGTCCAGTTGAACGTCGCCTGTACCGTTGGGGGCAATCACCACGTTGCCGTTGGTGTCGGTTGAGGACAGGGTGTTGCCATCAAGGCGCAGGTTATCTACGTTGATGATGGTGGCCGCAGTTGTTGAGCCAATCGACACACCGTCAATCGTGCCACCAGCAATCGCCACCAGCGCCATTGTTGCAGTGCCGTCAATCCACAAACTTCTCCATGAGTTTGCAGCAGAGCCTAAATCGCGGGCGTTGTCAGTCGAGGGCACCAGATCAGAAGCAAACCGTGCCGTAGCGGTGATAGTGTCTGATGTGGCGTTACCCAGCGTGGTGTTGCCATCGATTGTGGCGTTACCGCCTACGGTTAGATTGCCAGTGATGTTGCCGTTGACAATGGTCGTCACACAGGAGTTGACGTTTGTGGCATCACAGAACAAGAACGCAGTATCACCGGCAGCGACTGCTACACCTGTACCAGCGGAGGTCTTCAAGGTAACAGCAAAGGACGTGTTGTTCTGCAACACGTAGAGCTTGGCTGCGGCTGGGCAAATAATATTAGCAGCAGCAGTCGGAGCGCCACCACCGGTAGCTGCGACCAACATGGCGCAACGTGACTCAGAGGTCGTACCGTTGGCTGTGGTCAGGGTGTGAGCGTTACCAGTCCAAGTATTGATTGTCGAGAGGCCAGCAATGGCCTGCTCAATCATCGAAGTGATGTTGTCATTGACAGTATCACCCCATGTACCAGAAAGCTCCCCAGTGACGGGAAGCGCCAATTTCAACGTTGGTGTGTATTGTGTGGTCATCTGCTTACCCTTTTATGTGACAACTTGTTGCCAGCCCGCAATTTGCGTATCACTCACGGCAGTCCAACCGGACACCTGAGTATCATTGATATTTTGCCAGTTTGCTGACTGTCCGTCATCTATCTGGCCCCAAACATTTACTTGTCCTATCTCTCCAGTGGCAGAAACCCCAGTTACCACAGCAGTTGCGCCTGCCGCAACCGTCACAGTCCCAACCTCCATCGTGCCAGAAACGCCCGTAACGGAGACAACAATCGACAAGGCGAAGGATACCTGACCTATTGCGCCAGTGGCTTCTACGCCCGTCGGGAAAATATCGGCTGTACCGGTGGCAACTACCGTGCCAAGTTCACCGGTGGCGGACACGCCTGTGGCGTAAACAATGGCTTCACCAACAATGGTGACGGTACCCACCTCGCCGGTAGCAGACACGCCCGTGGGAAATACGTTGGCTGTGCCAGTAACAGTTACAGTGCCAAGCTGCGTTGTGCCATCTACCCCTGTGACTTGCACAATGGCGTCTGCCTGCACCGCCACAGTACCCACTTGGCCCGTGGCTTCCAACCCGGAAGGGTACACATTGGCGTCTGCCGTTACATCTACCGCCCCAACAAACCCAGTTGCTTCTACGCCCGTGACCTGTACAACGGCCTCGGCCACTACTGTGACCGTGCCAATTGCGCCCGTGGCGCTGACCCCATCTACAAATACTTCAGTTAGGTTTTCTCCCCACGAGCCTCTACTCCATGGGCCAGAACCCCAGCCTACGTATTCGATAGACGAAGCCACCTATTCACCGTCAGGCGATGCGCAAGATCGCGTTGGTTGCGTCTGCGGCAGGGAACTGAATGGTGAAGTTGCCAGCAGTTGAAGTCTTATCGCCACCAAAATCCAGCACAGCAACCGCAGGGTTGGTTGTGCCGTTGGCCAAGTAGATCAACGCGCCACGCGCAGTGATCGTTGCAGTTGTCCATGTGGTGTCCGCAAAGTCAAGGAACGCTGTGGTGCCCGTAGACGTGGGTACTTGACTGACCGTTAAGATGTTGCCACCCGCAGAGTAGCCGGTGCCAGAGACTTCGTTAGATGTGCTGTATGCGGTTGTAGCTGCGCTCAGCGTAGCCGCTGACGTAAACAACGCGATTTTAAAAACTTGAGTTGTGCCTGTACCAAAATTAAAATTTGCATTGAGGATGCCAACTTTGAACGAGGTGCACATTGCTTGTGTGATTGCCATTTCTTACTCCTTAACTTACTGGATTGCGGACTTGAACAGTACGATACGTGTCTGTACGTAACTTACCATCACCCAAATTCTTCAAGAGGCCAATTGCCTGAACATACAGTTGTTGATACTGACCCACCAAGTCTTGCTCACCCTTCATGAAGCGAATAGCCTCAACCAGTGCGCCGTTCAGAAGAGCAGAATCAAACTCAGTGCCTAACCACGTAGTGCCCGCTGTGACAATGGACTCTGGGTAGTAGCCGTAGTGCAACTCGGCACTGTACGCCTGATCAGGTGTGGGGCCAACAATAAACGCAGAAGCATCAAAGATGGCGTAATACTTGGGGATTGTGCGCGTGGCGGTTACATCCCGTGGGTAGGCTTCACGAATGAAGTTCACATCCTTGTCAACCAAGTAGTGGTACTCACCACTGGATTCAATCACGGCCAACGAGTACACATAAAGGAAGTCAGACGGAATCTGGAGATACTTGTTACCAGTCGTCATTGCTCCTGTTACGTTCTTGCGAATAGCAGGAATCTGCACCGTGTTGTAAATCTTCTGCTCAGCCTGTTCGGTGAACATAGCCAACTCCTGCGCAGAAAACTCGTTCTCGCAGATGTTCTCAATGTTGGTGCACAACTCGGTGTAGTTCATGCGTTACCTCTTAGGCCATTGGGCCGCGAGCCATTACGCCTTTGGTGGCTGCGCCAGTACCGCGAATTTTAATGCCGCTGGTTTTTGGGCCAGCATCATCACGCTTGTAGATGGTTCCAACAGACATGTTCACAGTATCAGCTTTGCTGTGATCTGGGCCACTGCCGGGGTTGCTTGACATCTTGACAGGCTTACCCTTCATTGTGTGCGGCTCAGCGTAAACGCTGGCAGCGCCAACTTCTTTACCCATCATTTTCTTGCTGTATGTAGCCATGATTAACCTCGCTTTTGTGCTGCAATTTTTGCCAAGCCACGGCCCATCGACTTCATATCGGTGTTAGATTTGCCGCCACCTTTACCCGTACCGCCAGTTTGGATGCCAACCGCAGGGCCACTGTTACCAAGGTTTTTACCTTCGGTCTTGCCTTTTTTAGCGATGCCATCAGCAGATTTTGTATACGCCATTTTGAACTCCTTATGTGATCACAACCGTTACTGTACCAACTTGTCCGATTCCCACCAAGTTATTTGGTGTGAGTTCAGAATCAAAATTACGGGACATTCCTACTGGAGCCCAGCCCCATTGGATGTTCCGACTACCTTCACCAATCGACCCAGTTGCGGTCGTACCCGACTGGTAGTACGTATTATCCTTACGTGGGTTCCGCAATGCTTGCGGATCGTCCACCGGATACATACCCAGTTGCAACTGCGGCTGGTCAGGTTCCCAACAAGATTTGCAGACCAATATGTTGACCTGCTTTGTCTTGATGATCAGTTCGCGCAACTCACGCAAACGGAATTGAAATCCGCAACGGTCGCAGATTGCAATCGCAATCTTGCCGGAGGCAAAACGGTTACCCATTAGCCACCCCCAATGTAGGAGCGACGCGGCACAAACCGAATCGCAGCCTTTTCTCTATCCTCTCCTGCTGCCAAGTCAAACTGTTCGTCGTATGCGGCTTTTAACATTGGGATGCGTGGCGCAAGTTCAGGCACCTTCATGGCAATGTGATAGGCCAAGCCAGCCGCTACGCAAGGCAAAAAGCGGAAATTCATGTCTGCGGTCTCAACACCCGCCCCAGCATCCTGAATACGGCGCATACGCCAGTAGGCAAGCTGGTAGTAGGGTTCGGCTGCGGTGCCCTGATCTGGGGTTGGCCAGACGGTTACAGCAGGCACTTGGGGCCAATAAACTGGGGCTCCAGCGGTATGCGCGGCAGGGAAGGTGTCTTGTTGGCCACGGCCACAGTTAGAGAGCGTTCCTTGCGTGCTGCCCACAACAGTCGTGATGTAGCCGTAGCTGATGACTTCACTGTCCAGACGGATGAAACCCGCCGCTGGCAACGCCGTCACGTCACTTAGGGTAATCGTAGTGGCAGTTGCGGTAATGGTAGAGGACAACAGGCCAGCAGTTAGGCTTTCTTGGCCCGACATACGCTGAATCCAGATTTGGATTGGGCGTGCCTGCTGTAACTTGTTTGGGATCGTTGCGTACGTAGAGACACTGATTCGCGTGATTGAGAGGTCAGCCTGCGTAGACACATTGCCCGCGCCCGTACGGATGACATGTTCCAACAGGTCAATTGTGTCGTTTGGCAGCGCGTAAGTGTTAACACCTTGCACAAGGTTAATAGTCCCCTGATCAATCGTCCACATGTTGATGCCACGGTTCTGCCACTCGATGGTCATCAGGTTCATTGAACGACGTGCAGTGCGTAGGTCATAGCCCGTACGCATCTCGCGGCCAGCACGCTCCCACGACTCCTCTGCAATCTCAGTGAATTCGAGGTTGAAGATGGATGTGCCTGAAGTGCTCATTACCTGTGCCTCGCTGTTTTCTTTGCAATTGTTTTAGGTTGCGCTACGAATTGTTTACCGGCGGCTTTTCCTGCTCGCTTGGCTTTGGTCGTCGCAGCGTACTCAGCAGGGCTGAGACTTTTAATCGCAGCTTCTGGAAGGTATCTTTCACCAGTGTCAGAAGATTTTTTACCACTCTTGGTTCTCCATTTTTGGTCACCCCAATTTTTAAGGGATTGCTGCGGGGCTTTCATGTCAATCCCTGTACCCGCCACCGGCGGCTTTGTACTTCTTAGCCACAAGCTGCGCTTTGCGGGCTGACCACTGACCTGCCCCCGTGCCTTGAGTTGCTGCGGCTTTTACCTGAGACACGATTCGCTTGCGCAAACTGGGTTTGGTGTAATTACCTGCGGCATTGACCTTACCACCTTCAGCGTACTCAAGGAAGTCCGTATCATCGCGGCGCTGGCGCACCTGCCCATCCTCGGTGAAGTCCGTGTTGTCACGGCGTTTCTTCACCTTGGCTTTGGGCATTTTATCTGGGTTGATGATCCCCATACCGCGACTTGCTCTCATGATTAGCAGGCGTAGCCGCCGCCCTTCATGGCAATCATGGTGCCTTTGGTCTTGCCTTTTTTGGCAATGCCGTCAGCGCGACGGGATGCAGAGCCTACAGAGCCACCCTTTTTAAAGGCAGGGGCGGGCATCACAGACTCATCAGGCGGTGCGCTGCGGGGCTTAGGAGCCACTGGCATCATTGGCTTTTTGAGCATGGGTTTTTTCATGGCCATAGGGGGTTTTGGCATGGGCTTTTTCATGGGCGCAGATGCCCCGTCAATGTCTTGTGGTACCGGCATGCCCTAACGAAACATACCGCCGTCGGCAAATTTACGTTTTTTCATTAGCACTTCCCGCCTTTCTTCATTGCAATTTGAGTGCCTTTGGTTTTGCCTTTTGTGGCAATACCATCAGCGGCTTTGCGGTACACAGCGCCGCCCTTTGCCAGCTTAGTCATGGGTTGACCCTTGTGCAAACGGCCTTCGTGTTTGTTCACGGCCTTCTGCATCATGCCTTTATCTTGCTTCATGTCTGCTTTAGCCATGCCACCTTTGTTCAGAAAGGCGGGCACTTTTTTGCCGTCCTTCATTTTCATAGGCATGCCACCGTCTGCGTATCCGCCCATATTCATCTTTTTCATGTCACCACCTTTTGAAAATTTGCGACCTTTATCGGCCTCGTTAAAGTCTTTACCCACGGACTGTGGGACTCCTGCTTTCTTAGCAAACGATGGCGAGTTAGCTATCGCAGCCATGAAATTGTGTTGTTTTTTACTCGTGCTGGGCATAGTTGCCTTTTAGATTGTCAATCTTGCGTTCGATGCGATCAAACCTGTCGAGCAACTGTTGCATGTCTGCACGAAACTCGGAACGAGTGATATGGTCACGAGCAACTTCTTCACGAGTACGGTTCAGCAAAATACTGAGCCTGTCCAACTCGTCAAATTTACCTTTGAGCAAAAAACCCATGACTGCAACGATTGCACTCAGGGC